TTGAGATAATAAATCTCCTAAGAAGCCAATAACTGCTTGTATCGCTGATCCAACAGCACTTTTAATGGCATTCCACGCACCTATTAAGGCATTACGTAATACTGATGATGAGTTCCATAAAGCAACGAATATAGCTATTAATGCTGCTACTCCTGCTATGATTAATAGTATTGGTGCATCTATCGCTGCAATAGCAACACCAATAGCTTCAAATACTGGAGCCAATGCCGAAGCTACAGACATTAATGCTTCTATAACTGTTCCGGCACCTGTAAACACTTTGATAAATGTTCCTATAAAGTCTATAACTCCTAAAATAGGTGGACCTAGTGTCATGAATACACCGGCTAATGTAGCAATTAATCCCAATAACATTCCAATAGCAGGATGTGCTTCAGTTAATTTAGCAATAAAATCTGTAATCGCAATAGCAACATCTAAAACTGCTGCAGCTAGTGGTGCCATTGCAGTACCAACATTTATAATGATTTGGATTATATTACCTAGTAGCGATATTAATTTAGGGCCATTCGTGTTGATATAATCCATAAATTTCTTAAATCCATCTGATTGTGCTACTGTAGCACTCCAAGAAGCGAACTTCTCAGACATTTGAGCAAGTGATTCTAAAATAGAGTGAGTGTTAGGTGCAAATGCTTTCATAAGGTTAAATATACCTTTGAAAGTATTACCAAATATCTGACCTATTAACGGTAAATTTTGTTTTGTATATTCGACAAAGGATTTGATAGCTTCTTGACCTGCAGAAGATTGAGCCCATGAATTAAAAGCTTGTCCCATTCTTTTAAATCCTGCTGCAGCCCAATCTGCAAGTGGAGCTAACTGCGTAAGAACACTTACAACACCACTTCCGAAGTTTCCAGCTGCACTTAGCATATTGTTGAATATTCTTACTCCTGTTGTGCCCATCATTTGGAAAAACTTTTGTGCAACTTGGGAGTTTTTAGCCCAATCAAGCATTTTAGCACTTGCTTGTTCCATTCCTTTAGACACGCCACTAATAAAAGGAGATAAACCCGCTAAAGCAACTTTGATCATGTTTAGGCCATTAGCCATTGTGTTAAATATTTGGCTTTGGTTTTTCTCTATAATACCTTGCCAAGCATCTTGCACACCTTGTAAAGCACTTTGATATTTTTTAGTTTCAGCTGTAGCTTGTAGAGTTCCATCGTTAAGCATTTTAATGGCGCTTGCAGCCATAACTCCAAATCCCATAACGCCAGCTGCAGCAACACCAAATGCAGCCGCTAATCCTGCAGCTCCACCAGCTACAACCCCGATAGCATTAAGCACAGCGAATAATGCAGGTACCATTGAAGCGATGATAGGAACGACTAAGGTTAAGTTGGAAATCAACGCACCTTGTACCATATTAGAAATAACAGTCCCAATTGTTCTAATTCTTGTTGCTAAAGCGTCCCAAGAGTTCATAGAGCTATCGATACCGGCTACCATCGCTCTAAATGCTCCTTGTGCTTTGTCAGAGTCAACATCTATCCTAGTGTGTATTCGGTTAGGAATTGAACGTAACATCGCTTTAAGCGCCAAAATTTTAGAAACTGCAGCGCCTTCGTTAACTTCTACAGTAGCTTTCGCTTTTTGCCTAGCAAAACTATTGAGCGACTTCTTAGCTTCTGCTATAGCTGCACGAGCTTTTGTAGCATCTGCATCTAAATGAGCACTGTAAGAGTTACCATCAAACATATCTAGGTCTATCTGTAACTTCGATAATGTTGTAATTGCCCTTCTAGCGTCCACATCGGCATGTGCATTAGCTGTTGAACCGTCAAAGCGTTCTAAATATGCTTGTGCTTCTTCGATGTTAGCTTTTGCGCTCGTTACATTAGCGTCAAGTTCAGCGTCTCCTCTGTAAGCGTCGAATTTTCTTACGTATTCTTCTGCGATAGCAACTTTAGATTTAACTTCATCAATATCAACATCTAAGTTACCTTCTGCTTTAGTGTTGTTAAATGATTCCATAGCTGACTTAGCACTTTCTACCGCTCTTTTCACACCAGAAGAGTCTGCATCAATTTCGTTGTCTTTGATTTTCTCCATAGTACTCTTAAAGCGTTCTGCACTGTTTTTAGCTGCCTGTATAGCACTTTTAAATTTCTTAGCGTTAGCTTCTATTGTCGCCTTAATACTGTAATTAGCTTCTGCCACGTGTTCCCACCTCCTTATTTATTTAATTCTGCAATTTGTTGTAGTAAGTCTTTTGGTGGTTTGTTTTCCTCAAATTTGGCTTCTGAAGCGAATTTGACAGGTTCACCTTTGTTTAATCGTTGAATGTTTTCTTGATAGTGCATAATATCATCGGCACTTTTGAAGCGATATTCTGTTTCGCCTTTTTTACCGCCACGTTTCTTTTTCTCTGCAGCCGCGTCTCTAATAGCAAATGCTAGTTTGTACATATCCATGTCTCTATCTAGTTGTTCATATTCTAAGGCGTACATACGATAGTTAAACTCCCTAAGTGTCATTCGCTCTATGACATCTAAATCATATATTTTGAGCTTACTCATGCATAAGATAACAATACGATCAAACGTTAAAAGTTCTCCCTCTACTTCTTGCTGTTCTTTTTGTATTTTTTCGGAACGAGGTTTTGGGTTAAAACACGCTTTCCCAGTTCCTCGATAACTTCATTACAGAATTCTTCAAGACCAGTATTTTCAATAACATTCTCAACAACTTCTTCTAAGTCTTTTTCTGTTTTAGGAGCGCCTTTTTCTTGTGCTGTTGCAGCTTTAATCACTTTTGCAACATCTACTACACTGTGGCTTTCTAATGCAGGTACTAACATTTCTGTACCTTTACCAAAGTTAACTTGTTCAGCTTCCATGCCCATTTCTTTATCAATGATGTTTAAGAACTTTAATCCAAATGATAATTCGATTGTTTTACCGTTAAATTTGATTTCCATATTTTTAATTACCTCACTTTATTTTATTAGTCAAAAAGAAAAGAGGGCATCAAGCCCTCGATATTATACAGTTTCTGCTGTGCTTGGTTCGTTAGGTTGTGGGATTTCTGACACAAGACCATCGTCAGCTGGATCTGCAGCAACAGTATCGTGGAAGCCATAAGCAGCTTTGTTTTTCTCGATTTGCTCTGGTAACGTTGCCCAACCACGAACTTTTCTAAGATATACACCAAATTCAGTTTCAAATTCTGCGATATCTTCAGCGTCGTTAGTACGGTCAATACTATTCCAGTATCCTTGACGATATTCTGCTTTATATTTTCCATCTTTGTTTTTAACTTTTTTATTGATAACCCATAATTCATAAGGAGTATCTTCTTCGGTAGCATCTTCAATTTCATCACATAACGTGTCGTCTTGGTTCATGTAGCAGTTAATCGTAACTGTTGACTCTAATGTACCTCCAGAGTTAACAGGACCATCTACAGTAGCTTCTGTATCTCTATCTTTTTCAGTTTCGCGTTCTAATTCTGTTACCCACATTACTTTATTTGCATCTTTTTTATCGCCAGCCTTACGGATTAAGACTAACTCATCAGTACCTTGTTTAATTGCCATAGGTTTTGCCCTCCTAAAAAATTGTATAAAAAAAACAAGCCAATTAATGACTTGTGTATTCGATATTTATTGTTATATGTGATAATGCTTGATTACTTTCTATTTCGATAGCTTCGTTGATATCTAACTGTGGATTAAACAAACTAAAACCATCGAGTTGAATATCGTCTAACATGATATTTTGAACTTGCATAAGCAAGTTATCGTTTATCCCTTTATCATCATCTAAACCCCACAAATGAACGGTAGCGGTAGGATTACCACCGAAACTGTCAAAAGTTAACACGTTCATGCTATCTGTAGTAGTTTGAATAGCGATAAAGGGATAAGGCAACTCTTGGTTTAGCTCTTTTGTTTCAATAACAGGGACACCGAGTTCACTAAATTTTTCATATAAGTAGTTGAATAGTTGAAGTTTAGCTGATTGTTTCATTACATGCCCCCCGTTTTACCGTTTATTAATTTCTCGAGGTCCTCTCTGACTTTTCGAGTGTATCTTTCATAAACAGGGAACATAAACGTTTCAGGAGCCATGTAGCGTGTACCGTATTCTAAAAAACCACTATATCCCGCATTAGAGGTAATAGCATACTTCATATCGCCATTTTTTGTATCTCTAATCATTCTAGCTAAGTTACCTGTCCAGTAACCTTTATTCATTACTGACTTAGCACTCACAACAGTATCTTTAGCAAACTCGCCAGCATTGTTTTTGAGCACTTCGTCAACGTCATCATCAATGCTACTGTGCATTCGATCTAGCTTTCTAATTAGAGCATCGATATCTCCAGCCACTATTTAACCTCCTCTGCATAGAATACAGTGTCGTGTTCATAGTCGATACGTTTAGTGATAATGTACTTTGAATCTTTGATATAAGCATGAGTCACTTTTGGTTCAAAACGACCATTTAAGCGAATGACGTTAATATCTTTGGTTACATCTCCATACTCAAGATTAGTACGTTGCGGGGATAAAGGAGATGTATTACAAGGAATTTCGTTGTACACATGTTCCTTAACATCGTACTTACTTGTTTTAGGATTGTAACCACCTTTAATTTCCTTAGAGAACTTCACGCGCTTGTTGTATCTCAATAGAAAACACCTCTACCACGTTTACTTGTCTCTTTCGGAAATAAAGCATCAATAACATCCATATACTCATCAAAATCATTGCTTTGAAAAGTATTAGAACGACCATCAATACTTTCTTGCGTCATTCCTTCAGCACCAACACGATTAAAGCGTTTGACTGATACTTCTTCCACGATGTACTCGAGTCTTTCAGGTATTTCCTCGGTTTCAAGTGGGAGTAAACTAATCAAACGCTTTTCTGTATTGTTTATGATTATTTTG